ACGCCAGTCGGTCCCTTACCGCCGGTACCTACGACGGTTTTTACACAGACCACAGGCGGAAGCGGCGGAGTACAGTTGCAAGGCGGGGGCCTCGATACCTTGGAAGCGTGCATTGGCTTTTGGGACGCCGCGACGCACATGACCAAGACGGAATGGAAAGCGGCATGTCAGCGCTCGATCGTGCACCGCGAGGAGATTCAGAGGACGTACCAAAAGTCCAGATAGGCTTTCTCCCGATTTCGATTACTGCGTGGCGGCGAACTCAGTCCTCATAAATCCAACCCGGGGTCCTTTGGTCCCGGGTTTTTCGTTGTCCATTTATTCTCCCGCTTTCCGATTTATTCTCCCGCGGTAGAACCGGCAAATCACCGTAGTATCCCTCGACGCGTTCACAGCGAGGGATACTTATGTCGCGATTCCCCGAGATCATGCGCCTTCGGGTTCCGGTTGGGCTGGGCGAGGCGGTTTCGACTGCTGGCCGGCGTAGGCATACCTCCGGGCCTGAATGGTTGAGGCAGGTTGCGCTCAAGGCCCTTGAAGCGGAAGGCGTGATCCTCAGGCTTGATGGTCGCGTCGAGCAGCGTGAGCCGGCGCAGGGTCAGGTACGATGACCGAATACGGCGGCAGTGCAGGCGGCAATACGCGCGGGGTCCGCACGCTCGATGATCGCATTCAAAGCGGCGTACCGGCGACGCAATATCGCGAAGGGGTCATCGAAAACGACCTGGTCGAGAATGCGCTGGTTGTCTACGACGGCAACCTCCCAGGCCGTCGCTTCGTTAATGGCCAAGAAGTCTTGCCGGATGGCACCGAGGCCGAACTACTTGTCCCCGGCGAAGACGAGCACGGCGCATTTGTCGAGACCAGGGGGGAGCGATACTACGAGTCCGACCTTGAACTTATCCGCGACGGCACTGGGCGAGACACCGTCCTGCAAAGCGATGAGGCCGTGCCGGACCTAATCCAGTCGGTCGGCCATTATAAGCCGACCGATGCGGATCAGTTTGCCGCGGTGATCTGGTTGGGAAAAATCGCGGTGATCGCGCAGGACCTGGAATTAGACGAAGAGCGGACCGAAACGCTCGCGCGCCGCCTGCTTGACACTTACTCCGAGATACGAGCTGCCGCCGAGGAGAGGGATCGCCTGGAGGCCAAGGCTGCCAAGGCGGAGCTGAGAGAGGAGTGGGGGCACGACTACGAGAAAAATATCAACGCCATTGAGGCCAACCTGAAGAATCAGGGCCTTTTCCCCGATGGGTTCGGCGAGGAAATAGTCGCAGCCCGGCGCGCTGATGGCACGCGGCTTATCAATCATCCAACAGTTCCGCGATTCCTGGCTGGGCTCGAAGTCAGCGGGGACGACGCCGATGCCTCGGAGTACGAGGAGCTCACCCGGCTAATGAACACAGACATCAGCGAATTCATGGGCGGGCGTTGGAAGGGTTCAAATCAGACCCCATCCGACCGCATGCTCGAGATCGAGCGTCAGCGCACGGCTTAATAGAGGGAACCAACGTGGCAAACCCAAAAGCCTTCACACAACGGCAAATCGAAGCATTCGAGCGCGGTGCCGCCCATTATGAGCAGCGCTGGATTTTGGAATTCGACCCCAAGACCACAACCTTCGAGGAGCTGTTCGCGCCGGGTTACCTCAAGCTCTTCGCGAAGAAGCTCGAGAAAAACGCGATCATCAGAGTGTTGAGCGCGGATGGGTCGATTGATTTCGACCTGGCCGTGGTCGCCAAACGAGGCGAAGAGGTCACCGTCAAGCTGCGGCCGCGGATCCCGCAGTCGGTCATCGACGCCGCCGCAGATGCAGAGCGCCCGCTGGCGCCGCTTGCGGCGATCGCGGCAGCGTAAGCGAGGTCACGATGTCAGCCTGGAACAAGCGGACCCTAAAGCTGGCCGAGGCCTCGCAAGTCAAGAGAGCCTGGATCATCGATCTGGACGCCCATTTCAAGGAGACCGGTATCGAGATTACACCGCGCGATCTCTTTGAGCCATCGCTGTGGGAAAATATTCGGACGAAGCGATTGTTCGACAGGGGCGATAACGTGACCAGCCTACGCGAGGGTGAGGTCTGCCGAGTGGTGCGCGCAGAGGGGCCCGATCCCTTTGACATAGACCTCGTGTGCGTCGCTGCCCTGCCAGGCGGCTTGGTCATGCGGTTGCGCGGCAGTCACACGCCCTGGAGCAAGTTGGTCGAAGCCGAGAAGAGTGCAACTGCGCAGCGTCGGCATGCCGCGCAAGTCGCTGCGGCCACACTGATGGGAGAGGCGTCGTGAGCGCCGTAATCGCTCGTCATCCAACCACAACGCAGTGGGTGTCGTTCGAGAGGCGCAACTTCGTTTGGGAACCCTATTCCGTATCCGTCGGCTCGCTTGAGCCCTCCATCTTGGGATCGTTGCCAGGGTTGACTGGTACCTTCTCGTTCAGCGAGCGCTCTGCCGATCAGGTGCGCGCAATGCTGGCCCATGATCCCAGCGATCTTAGGCATCCCGCTCTCGCGAATGTGTCGATGACGGTGCTCCTGCCGATGACACAAGCGGACCCGACATTGTGGGGTCAGCTCCACGTTATCAGAGGGAACATCGCTTACGCTGGCTCGGCAGGCCACTTCCGAGTTGCGAACCTCGGTTTGAGCATCGTCGAGTTCTTCACCCGCATTGGCTGGAAAAACTTCGAGGATAAGCTGCGCCCCGAATGGCCGAGAGAGCTCCTGGTTAGGCCACGCTGGCTAGGAAGCGCCCTGGTGCCATCGATCGCCGAGCAGATGGCGAAGCGCGCACATCGCGCAGCGGTTGAGAAAGCCTACGAAGAAAAGCGCAAGAACAACACACCCTGGGCTCGCCGCAGCAGGCAATTTGAGATCGACCAGGCTGCACTCAAGGGAGCAGCAGGCGAAGAGGCGCGCAAACGCCAGTTCGGCTTTCCGCCGGCAGTCAAAATCGAACCAGCTACACCACCAAAGCCTGAGACTGAGCACTACGAGTCGATCGCAGGTGGTGGATGGCGGATCCACACCGGACCAAAAGGAGAATGACCATGGCATACGGCGGCAAATTGAGCGTACCCAAAGTGCAGGAGCAAAAGATGAAGGCGCAAGCCGGGCAGAACGACGGCTCCGACGTGTTCATGGATGCCAGCAAGCCGGTCGGGGCGGCCAAGAATTCCGCCTCGAGCCCGGACCAAATGTTCTCACGGGAGTTCAGCGCCGAGCACGACCTAGCAACCCTGATTTCCGCAGCCAAGATCCGGCGCGACAAGGCTCGCTACGGCAAGGCCCTCGAGCTGCGCGATCGCATGGCCGCTGTGAGGGTCAACAAGGATCGCGGCGGTGAGCCGATCAACGAACGCGGGCCGGATGGTCACCGTACCGCTCGCGGAGGTTCGCCCGCTCGCTCCTCAAACAAATTTGACAACGTGCCGAACGCTTCGAAGCCCCTGAGCGGCTCAAAGATGGACGGACAAAAGGGGCGTTGGTGATGAGCACCGGTGATCACTTCTCGCCGCCTCAGTTGCATACCGCGAGCGACCACGCCGACCTCAAGATGTTGATCGAGGCGGCGAAGATCACGCGCAACCCGAATAGGCACAAGGCTGCACTCGCTCATCATCGCAAGCTAACCGAGCGCGATCGGCGAGCTACGGATCGCAATCCGCTCTATAGCCGCGCGCTCGACCATACGGGCGCGAATGACGGGAACCAGGGCAAGACCCAGAACGGAACCAGCATCCCGCAAACGGGGCATACGTTCTCAGGCTCATACACATATCCGAACCAAGGATCAGGAAACCCATGAGATCGCTCCGTCGGGACGCAGACCCCGGCAGGGCGTAAGGCGGGATCGTGTCCTCTCCTAGGGACGAGTCGATCCCGCCAACACTTTTGATGGACTTGACGAATGCTCGTTGAACTCGAACTGGCTCGAGCTCGCCTGGCACGCCGCGCTGGTATGGCGGCGGCTTTAAGGCGGCAAGGACTCGAGTGGACGGGCGCCGGCTATCGGGCACGCGCGAGGGCCACTCGGAAGATGGAGCAGATTTTGCGGATCCCGCGGGGCGTCGACAAGGTGGTAGTGCTTTGGACAAATAACGATGGGACCGCGGTTGCTGAATTCTCAGATGGCGAGCGGTGCTACTTCGTCAGGGTGCCGCTGGTCGAGTTGACTCGCCATGCGCGCCGAGCGGGGAGGCGCAAGAATGTCTGAGGAAACGCCCAACAAGCGCAAGCGCGGGCGCCCCAGCCACTATACGCCGGATAAGGCCCGCGAGATCTGCGCGCATATCGCCTTCGGGGAACTGTCGCTCACCAAACTGTGCCAGCAGCCCGGAATGCCTCAGCTGCAAACCGTCATGGACTGGTTGGCTGCCCACGACGAATTCGCCAGGCAAATGGCAGAAGCAAGGGAGCTGCGCGCTGACAAGCACAGAGACAAGATCGAGGAGATCATCGAGCAAGTCACCACTGGCAAGATCGATCCCCAGTCAGGTCGAGTTAGCATCGACGGGCTCAAGTGGCTCGCTGGTATCGAAAAGCCCATCAAATATGGCGACCGCATCCGAGCAGAGCACACTGTCCGCGCGGTTGGCTTCACGGAGACGCCCTCCGAGACACAGGACTGGATTCGAAAGGCCCTGGCGGCCCCCATCGCCAACGCAACAGATGTCATTCAGTTACTTCCGGCGCCTGAGGAGCCATCGACATGATCATCGATAAGCTTGAGGATTACCCAAGGCTCTTGGCTGCGTTGGATAAATGCAAGGAAGCCGAAGCCACCACGCGGCTCCGTAACTTGTGCAAGACCGACCTCTATTTCCTTCTGCGCTACGCCTGCGGGCGCAAAGATATGGAGCATCAATGGCTATTCGAACGCTGTCGCGAGGTGCAAGCCAGCCCCAACGGTCACCTCGATCTATGGGCACGTGGCCACTATAAGTCCACGATCATCACCTTCGGCTTAACGATCCAAAATGTGCTGAACGACCCCGAGACGACAATCGTCATCTTCAGCCACACCCGACCCAGCGCGAAGCACTTCCTCCGCCAGATCAAGATAGAGCTCGAGAGCAACGAAATGCTCAAGCGTTGCTTTCCCGACATCCTGTGGGCCGACCCGGCCAAAGAGTCGCCGCTGTGGAGCCTCGACGACGGACTGATCGTCAAGCGCCAGACCAATCCGAAGGAGGCAAGCCTCGAAGCCTACAGCCTCGAGGCCCTGCCGACCGGCAAGCACTACAAAATCCGGGTCTACGACGACATCATCGACGAGAACACCGTCACCACACCGGACATGATCGAGAAGATCAACAACTCAGTGCGCAACTCGGACAACCTGGCATCAACCGGTGGCGTCTTCCGCTTCATCGGTACCCGCTACCACTATAATGACCCCTATAGCGAACTGATGCGCCGCGGCATCGCCAAGGAGCGCACCTATCCCTGCACCAGAGACGGAAGCGATAGCTTCGCCCCCGACAACTGTGTGTTCATGAGCCCTGCGGTGCTCGCCGAGAAACGCAACACGCAAGGCCTCTACACCTTCTTCATTCAGATGCTGCTGAAGCCAACCGCCGACGGTGCGTCCGGCTTCAAAAGGGAGTGGCTCTCCAAGTGCATCGCCGAGCGAGAGCTCAGCACCGCAAACCTGAACATCTACGCCTTCGTCGACCCCGCAACATCCAAGTCCGCCAAAGCGGACTTCACGGCCATCGCCATCATCGGCCTGGCCAAAGGCAATCACTACGTCGTTTTGGATGTGGTTAGGGACAGAATGAATTTGTACGAGCGCACCGATTGCGTCTGGCAACTGCACCACCAGTGGCGCCCCAAGATCTGGTTCTACGAACGCTACGGCATGCAAGCCGATCGGCAGCATATCGAATACACCAAGCACGAGCGCAACGACCGCTCGCTACGTCTCGAGGAGGTCGGCGGTAGCACTAGCAAGGGAGATAGGATCCGGCGCCTCCTGCCGGTATTCGAAAGCGGCCGCATTACCTTCCCGCCCAGCCGCATGAGAACCCTGCACGATGGCAAAACCATCGATGTGATCGACGCCTTCATCCAGGAGGAGCTCCTAGCCTTCCCCGTCGGACAACACGACGACCTCCTCGACGCCATCGCCCGGGTGCTGGACCCCGACATCAAGCATCTGCTCCGGTTCCCTGAATCCGATTTCGAGCGATCCCAGCGCATCTCCAGCCGGCCGTCCAGCTACACAAACAACGGTGACGGCGCGCCTATGAGCATGTGGTCTCGGCACAAGGCAAAAGTTGCAGGCCGCGGCACCCAGGTTCAACGCCCACGAACCCGACCCCAGGAAAGCGGCATTTGGGCCAAGCCGGGATGGAAGTGACGGCGCGCATCGTTCTGCGGACTGAAAAACCTTAGGCTCCATTGTTACCTATGGAACAGAGCTCTCGTCAGGTTAGAGCCATCCTGCCTGAGTTGGTTAACGGGCGCGTTCAAGGGGAGCAGCAATCGAGCACTTGAGGGCGCCGCTCTACGACTGATTGTCTAGAGGGGGGCGTGGCATGGCCGGGAAGGTATTTATCAGCTATCGGCGCGACGACGATCCATCGGCTGCAGCACGCGTGCGGGACGCTCTGGCAGCGCGATTTGGCAAAGCCAGCCTCTTCATGGACGTAGACTCGCTATTCGCGGGGCAGCGCTTCGAAGCGGAGCTGGCGAAGGCGCTAACGGCTTGCGACGTGTTCATTGCGATCATAGGTCCGCGTTGGATGGACCTGCTGAGGT